CTATCAATTGTATCCATTTCGGTACTTGCCATATACCCTTCTTCATCTTTTTCTCTACCATCAGCAATTTCTTTATGATTTTCTTTAAAAAATTCTTCTTTCATTTTCTTTGTTGGAGAATCGGTGGAAACATAAGTTGGTGATGCAGCACCTGATTTTGATTGCTGCCCTGGATCTTTTTCTCTTTTTCTTCTTACTGCAGATGCTACTTCACCTTTACTCATACTTGCTAATTTATCTCGTGAGAAACACTTAGGAGTTTTGGTTTCTCCAGGTTCATTAGCACATGGAGACCCATCTGATTGTACCCAACCAGGTTTTCCATCCTTTGATTTAGACTTACCAAACCAATCACGAAGACCTTCTTCGTTCATTTCCTTTGTTTTTTCTTTCATAGAATTAATAAAACTTCTAAAAACTGCTGCTTCTGAACTTTTACCCATTACTTTTGCTCTTTGTTCCATAGCAATTGCTGCCTGAATTTTATGTGCATGGGTTTTTCCAGAGTCTTTAATTTTAGAAACTGATTGTTTTGCTGTTGCAACATCTTTAAACCCTAATCCACCAATAGTACCTTTAGGATTTTCATCGGTATAAAGGTCAGAGTGTTTTTTAGAATTTGTTGGTTGCCCAGGTTTTCTTGCAATTCTGGGATTATTCATTCAACTGATTTAGATTTAGTTTCTTCACCTCTTGCTCTTTTTTTTCTCCCTGCGCAATGAGCACGTTGAGAAAATCCTTTTGGATTTGAGCAATCAATATCTTTTTTATATTTATTAGTCCACTCTTCTCTAAACTGCTTGAATGTCTTCATTTTTATATTGCTGTTTAAGTATTTTAGAAAGTTCTGCTGTTGAACCAATAAAAAGTGCATTCGTCACATTTGTTGGTCCCTTTGGTTTTCCTTCATCAATATCTTTTAGTTTCTTTTGAAGATCCATTAGTTTATCAGTTGCATCGGCAACATTTTTAATGAGTTGCCCAGCAACTTCATATGCTCTTGGCATTTCACTTTCTTGAGCAAGTTCAAGAATACCATTAATTGCTTCTTGTCCTTTTTCAATTAAAGAATACAAATTCCCTCTAGTATATTCATAATCTTTTTTTATGTCATCAACTGAAGATGATATTTTTTCAATTTTTTCTTCATTTGTTTCAATTTGTTTTGATACTACTTCACCAGCAATATCAAATGCATCGTTTAAACTATCGAATTTTTTTGTCATTTTCTATTGTGTAGAACCATTAAATCCAAAATTATCACCATCTTCTATTAGTAAATTATCAGATTGTGTAATTGATTTAATTTCTTCTCCCCTTAAATGTGATGTAATTGTAGTACCATCTCTTCCTCTTTCCACAGTTAATACATTACCAATTTTAGATTTTACAAATAATTCTTCACCTTCAATTTCTAAATATGTTCCAACTGTAATTCCACTTGCACTTTCAACATTTATTAATATTTCTGATACTGAAAAATCTTTTGCTACTGTCGTGAGAACAATACCTGTGTAATTTTTTATTGCTCTTGGTGTTGCAGTGTAAACAACTTCTCTTGTAGTATTATTAGTATCTGTACCTGTAAGATAACTGATTTTTGAGGATTTAATAATATCCTTACTTACACTAGAAACAGGTCCAAACAGATAAGTTTTTGCTGTAAATCTCAGAGTATATAACAAAACTCTTCTTGTAGAAAAATCACCTTCATAATCATCTTGCATAGTCACATTTTCTAAAATAATAGGTATATCTCTTTTTTCTTGAATTGAATCCACTAAAGAAACTGTTAAATTATATGCTGGTTGAAAATAAGGTAAAATTTGTTCAACAATTTGTAATGCATCATCATTTAGTTTTGACATAATTGACAGTTCAAATTGCATATTATATGGAACTGGCATATACATTTTTTTTGTTTCAATACCGGTATCTGGGTCTTTTGCAATAAATGTTTGAGTCGTAGTTAATTTTCTAGACGGATCATAAGTTAAACCAGTAAATTCAAAAGACATTCTAGGTAAAGTAATAGCCGTAGATTTATTCAAATCTGGTGACTGATTTAATCTTGCAAGAAACTTTTGTGTAGGTCCATATGCAAATGGAACTTTTATAACACTAACTACATCATCTGAAGAGTTTGTGTGTTTAATGGATATATTATTAAACAGAGTCCCAAAAGATATGATAGTTTTTCTTAAAATTTCGTTGTAAAAATATTCAAACATAATAAGTACCTATTATACTACTATTTAACCATTATAATTATTGGAAATATTGTTTATGGAGTACCAAATGGATTCTTTTCACTAAAATCAATGATTGAATCTGCTTCTGTTTCAATTGAAAAATTGTCTGCAAACCCATCATTGTTTGGATTCAAATCAATATTCCTTAATTGATGAGATGCACTTGATGCTGTTCCGACAATATTTTCTCCAATTGTAAATGCACCAGAAACAGTAGAAACTTCTAAAATATTTGTTATAGAATTCCAAGTTCTTACTTTTGCGGTAGTTCCACTTGAAGAACCTGTTACTGTTTCATTAAATATGAAAGTTCCAGATGATGTCATTGATGGTTGACTGATTGATATTGATGGTGCAACACTATAACCCAAACCTGCATTTGTAATTCTAATTGCAGTAATAGTTCCTGCTGCACTCACTATTGCAGTCGCAGCAGCAGAAACAGTAGAAACTCCAACATTAAATATTTGATTTGTAAATGTTATTGTTGGTGATGTTGAGTAACCAGAACCACCACTTGTAACTGTCACAATACCAATAATGTTATCACCAATTGTGGCCGTTGCTGCTGCCCCAGACCCTCCACCACCTATAAATCTAACTCCAGGAACATTAGTATATCCAAAACCAGGATTTATAATTTCAACACTTTGTAAAGATTGAGCATTTGTGTTTACATTATCATTACAAACTACAATACCACCTATCATAGTAGCAGTGGCAATCCCAGTTTTTCCACCTGATGGTGCAGAAGATATTCCAACAATTGGTGTTGATGTATAACCACCACCTCTATTTGTAACAGTAATAAATCTAATTCCACCAAAAGTTACTATACCAACAATAGCTGTTGCTGTTATTCCAACTCCAACTAAAGTGAGAGTTTGAGTTTGTCCTAAAATAGTATCAATTCCATCCTCTGAAGTTCCACCATCTTCACCAATTAAAATATTATCAATTTCATCAATATTAGTATCAATAATTTCATCTTCATATCTAAACAATTCACATTTTAATAAGTATACATAATTTTTTTGAAGTTGATAAAAAGGTTTTTCGTGCTCTACAAACTTTATTTCAAATAATCTATCACCTAAAGGAAAATATATTAAATCACCTTCTTTTGGCCTTGTTGATAATTTTATGTTTGATTTATTTTTGATTAGAGGTGTAATGTAAGTCTCAAACCTTTCTTGTGATATGATTAAACTTATTTCCTGTGACGATTGAATTCCAAATTTTGATAATATAGTTGTGTTTCCCTCATATCCCTCATAATTTTCAATATATGCTTCTAATGGATATGCATCAACAAATTGAGATTCAATTACTTCTCTTATAATGGTTTTTTCTGTGACATACCTTCTTGGTAAGTAGTAAACTTCAACACCATACATTCTCAACTGTTCATTAATTAAATCTTGAACAAGATTTTGTTCACTATTTGACCCCTGAAGAAAAAATGGATTTAACATTATCCTATAAGATCAAAAGGAGGAAGTTCATAAGTATTTGACATTTTTTCCATTAATGCATCAATTTCTTTTTGTCCATCATCATATATTTGTCTTCCATTTAGTTCTATTCCACCAGGGAGTTTTACTCCTTGAAATTTAATTAAATTTTGACCCCATTGACGTTTGATTAATGATGTTAAGTATGGTTTTAAAAAGGAATCATTATAAATTCTTACATAATCATTTGGGTCTAAAGTTGAATAACAATCAATAATAATGTAAGTTCCTACAGAAATACTACTCCAATCAATATCTAAATATAACCTATCTTGTCTTTTATTAAATCTTATTTGTTTTTGAGTGTTCAATAAAAAATCCAAATCTTCCAAATATGTTTTAACCATTGCATAACTTAATATCTCAAGAGCTCCAAAAGAATATACATCATTTAGAAATAATTGATATTTTATACTAAACATATTATTAGTAATAGCATTATTACCATCAAATTGAAATATTTTATTTACTCCAATTATATTTGGTGGTACTTGTAAATAATTACTATTTTCTGTATAACTAAAAGTCGTTGCAGTACCTACAATATTTGTTGTTACTGTAGTAGTTACAAGTCCAACAACAGAATTATTTCCAGGTGACCTACCTCTGTCTATATCATTTTGAGTTATTTTATATTTGTAAAAAGTAGGGTAAACTCCATCAAAATGACGTTCTTGAAATAGTTGTATTGCATCATCTACTAAATCATCAATTTGTTCGTCTGCAACATTAATTTCAAGTACTGGTGCTCCCAACTTTCTTTTACAATAATCTATAAGTTCTTGTCGAGTAGTTGGTTGTGCCATTTATTTGCTTCCTTTAAAATATTTATGATTTAGTAAAGATTATTGCTTTAAGAGTTCTTTTAAAAGTGATTTAATTTCACTGATATCATTTTTAATATTATAAACCTCTTCTTCTATAGTTTGTACTTTTTGATTTTCCTGCACCTTTGAAGACCTTCTAAAAACATATTGTTCATAATCTAATTTATTTACATTGATAATTGAATTTGTTTTAGGATCTCTAGCAAGATCTGCGTGTCCATCTACATTATAATATTCCATTTTAAGCAAGTACAATAACTCTTAAATCTCTGATTCTTGGAACATAAACTTGACTTGTGGATGTCAACAATAACTTAATCCTATATGCTCTAAACAAAGGAAGTTGATCAACAGTAAAAACATGTTCTTTATATTCCAATACATCACTAGAATATCCATAAGTATTTGTTTTTGGTATGAATACATCAGATTCTCCATTATTATTTTGCTCTGAAATTATTTGTCCTCTTACATCAAGATTGGAATATCCTGGGAAAGGAATAAAAATTGGAGAAAATCCTTGATTTTCACTAATAGAATACAGAGCTCTAATGTCAGATTTTGCATTGATATGTGCTGAAACTAAAATCTTAATTGATGATGCTGAATTTTCTAAAACAATTTCTTTAGAAATATATTGACATGCTGTTGGATCAGCATCGATACTATTAACTCTACTATCAGTGGCATAGTTTGCGATTACAGAATTTACTCTATTTGATGTTAAAATAACACTTACTCTTTGAGCATCAATAACCGGAGAAACACGAGTATCTACCGTATTCAATAGTAATCTCATATTTAATGATTTTGCTCCAGGAACATTTGTCAATTTATTATTTTCGTTCACTTTCGATGCAATTAGTCTTGGGGTGCCAAGATAATTTGTTTCATTGATTGCAATCGTTTCAAATCCATTATTAACATATGGAATTTCAGTTCCACTTATACTTTTTCCGGTTATTGTTCTAATTTCTCCTAAAATATTTGTTCCACGAACAGTTACATTATGAACAATTGGAGTAATTATTTCAAAAGGCATATTTTGTGATGCTTTTATATTATACCCACCAGCAGATTTTGTTTGATTTATATAAAGTGCAGGATAACCAACATCATCACTTCTATCGTCATTATCAACATCAAGAGAATTCATATTTAACTTAATGTGATATGTATCAAAAGTTATAGGATTTTCTAATGTTACATTATTCATATCATGAGTTTTATTGATTCTTAATAGATTAACTCCTGCCAATTCATACTTATATACAGGTGTTCCAATTGGATAAATGAGTGGATTAGATCCTCTTACAATATTTCCACCTATTACATTTCCACTAACTGATGTATATTCAATAATTTCGTTTTCTATCAATGCGTATCCAATATTAGTTGTGCCAACTCCAACATTTTCAAAAGTAGAAAATACCGAGGCACTATCAACTGTTATTGGTGATGTTGATGATGCATCGTATTGAGCAGTTAGTTTAGTTGGTTTTATATCAGGAAGAATACCAGATATTTTAACTAAGTTATCACTAAAATACATTCCATGATTTTGATGATTAATTTTAACATG